ATCTTTCATATCCTTTTCCTTATTGTCTGATTTCTCAATGACCAGATAAACCTCGCCATTTGTATCTTCAACGCCTTCGATAGCATAAAAGAATACATCAATATCATCATATGCGTATACTGATGTTTCGCCATCATCGTTAAATTTAATTGCAACAGCATTATCATTTGCCTTCATGTCGCCGTTAGCCATGGCTTCCCTTGCTGCGCCAGAACTATCATACCGCATCAGCTGCGATACCTTTCCAGTATCAATAACGGTTGCTTCTGGTTTATGCTTAGCAGCATCAAGCACCTTATCGCCTGCTTTGATTTTTGCAAAGGCTTTTATTTTTTCTTGTAAATTCATTGAGACTTTCTGTTAAGCTATTCTTATTTATACTTTTATTTAGTTTGAAGCATGCGCATAAATCGATTCCACGATTCAACTTGAGCTTCAGCTAGTTGTGCAGATGGTGTTTTGTGAATGCGCTTTCTAACGTCGTCAGCAAATTGTTCAAATGTGCCATCATCGTTCTTTACCCACTCAACACCTTCCATGATACCATTCACAAAAGCCTGAGGAGCAGATGGATTCTGAACAATATCAACAGTGCTTAGAATATATCCTTCGCTAACGTATGAAACACCGCTCTTTTCCTTAACCGATCCCATACCACGACTAGATACGGCTAATTGCACTCCTCCGTCTAATAAACCTTTAACAATTTGGCCCATAGGAGTATTCAATACTTCGGCGCGCCCAACAACATTATTGCCTTCAAAGACGAGTGACGTGATTTTGTGAGATACCTTGTCTAGATTGACTGAGGGACCCTCTGGATGATTTAGTTCTCCGACAGCACGGTTTGTATTAACCTGTTCCCGTACGTACACTTCTACAGCCGATTCAAGAACATTCTTAGGGTATACACGCCGATTACGGTTAACCTCTTCAGCCTGCATAAAAACACCTTGAAGTACCGAAGCCTTTGAACCATCCTTCTTTGCTTCACTCAGATATTCTAGATCGTCAACATATTCGGTAATTAACTTCATTACTTTACAGCCTCTTCTTGGTTTAGCATTTTCCGCGCGACAGCTACTCGACGATTGTCTTTAATAGCTGTCATGCGTTGATCCGCCATCTTATGGAATATCACATTTGCGTGTTGGGTATTATCTTTGAGTACGAAATCAATCATACCTCTCATTGGTGTTGTCATAATTACCATCCTTTATCTCCGGCATCATCGCCGTCTGTTGGTGCTGCCGCAGCTTCTTTTTTCATTTGAGCTTTACGCTCTTTAATTTCGTCATCAGTTAGGAATAGCACATTCTTAAAAACCCACTCCTCTGAGAAGTATTTGCCAACGTAGTCCTGTATATCTCTAAGGATTGTAAGCTTATCCTGAAGAACTTCAAACTCTTTAGCCTGATAGAAATGATTGTCCTGAATAAAATCTATAATCAGATGTTGCTCAAATTTCTTCCATTCAGTCTCTGTCATTATCGATTTCAATCGAACTTGCTGCTTGAGCATATTAATAAAGAGGAATGCGAATTTGCTACGTAGACGATTAATAAACTTTTGGAATTTCACTTCATCGCGGGTAATCTCAGTTGCTCTACCAGATCCACCATTAAATCCAGCATCAGGATCCAGACGTGTTTGAGGAACATTTAGTGAACGATATAAATTATTCTTAAAGTAAATAATATCGTCAATGGAACCGAGGTTATCTCCACCCGGAAGTGTACTAATCTCTGTACTATTACTACCTTCACGACGAGGAATCCAGAAATCCTCAAGCATACTCATATGACGACGGCTGTCTTTAATTTCACCAGTCTGAACATCATACGTAATTTTATTACGATACTTCGACATAATCTGCCGGAAGTATTCTTCTGCTTTACCACGAGGTAGGTTGCCTGTATCAACATAAAAAATTCTGCGTTCAGGTGCACGTGCGATTCTATAGATAACTAGTGAATCTTCCATTGTACGCAATTGGTTAACAACCTTCAATGCCTTATGCAAATGCGAAAGACGTAATCGGCGTTTAGAATCAAGTATACCACTATTGACTTCAATGATTGCGTCCTTCGCAATCTTAACGCCAGTGGCTGTAACAGCTGTTGTATTGATAAGATCTGTGTTTTGATACATGAAAAACTCTTCAACGGTCTCAGATATCTTTACACCGGTTCGCTTATCAAATGATTCTTTTACTTCCTTAACACGCTTTAATCGTGTAGGATCAATAAGTCGTGCTTCAAAAATGCCATCGCCCGGTTTGTCGCGATCAACAACGATATGATAATATAGTCTTCCATCGATATACCACCTACGGAAAATATCATATCCAGATTTTGCAAAATCTAAAAGTGAAAGGACTTTATCGAATTCATCGTATACCTTCTCAATGATGGCCGCGCTGAATCCACTTTCGGCTGTTGCAATAATAAGCTTAACAGGTGGGCCCATTTCGGGAGATGCGATAGCTTCGTTTACAATATCAGAAATAGCAGCATCCACTTCAGCATGTTGCGCTGCGCCTCGATACTTGTAAATAAGATCAACTTCTGACTGAGCTGTACTATCAATTCCGCCTATATCATAGTAATGTCCAATATGACCTCCGGCGCCAACCGTAGTCACATCGCTTTCCTCCTCATCCTTTGGGACAGGAGAAATCAATTCGCGTTCTGGTTCCTTGTTCGCATCTTTTTGCTTTGAGAACCATTGGGCAATTTCACTGCCAAACGCCATAAATCCGGATTTTTCTTTTTCTGTTGCCATATTGTTATTTATATCGAAGAAAAGAAAGCCCTAGAGTGTTCTAGGGCTTTCTTTAATAATCGTGTTATTAGCTAGTTGTATCGGATGTCCAATACTGATACGCGAACTCAACAGTGAATTCTTCAATCGTATCATTATTGTCATACGCCACATCAACACCAGAAATATTAATTGGGAAAGCCCCTTCAATAGTATAGGTCTTGATGATCGCGTTCGTACGATCAAGCTGGTTAACAATGATCTGTGCCTGATAAGCAGTAGGACTTAGATCCGACTGCAAACCTGAAGCATGCGCGTTGATAGCGTTTAGCCAAGTCTCAAATCCATTACGGATCTGGAACTCTTGGTCGTTATACAACGTTGCTGTCCAGTTTTCGAATGTACGATCGCCCGCCACGCGCAGTTGACGTCCACGGAAAGGTACATCAATCTGTCCAATCACTGAAGATGGAAGCGATGCAGCTTTGCACATGAATGTCGTCAATTCGCTAGGAATCGACGCCACAGATGGTGAGTTAATGATGCAGGAATACAGGTTGCCCCGTACTCCGCCACCAGTTAGTTTGGCCTTGAAATCGTCTATTGCTAAAGACATTTTCTATTTCTCCTTTTGGTTAAAACTTACCAATAACTTCGCTGAACTCTACACCAGTACGTGTTGCCACGAAGTTCAAGGTGATGAAGTTAATAGCGCGAGCTGGCTTGATATAGATATCCGCGATGAAGCGGTTCGAGTCAATTACTTCGCCAGTATTGTTTGATCCGTCGCAAACAACAATGAAGTCAGTAATACCACGGCGGCCTTGAATATCACGAAGATAGGGGGCTACCATATTAACGAACTGAGCACGTGTGAATTCATCGTTGAACTCAAAGAGCTGATACTTCGCTGCAGTGGCAATTGCTTTTTCCAAAGTGATGAACAAACGGCGTACGTTGATTCGATCAAATGCAGATGGTTTAGCCTGTGCGGTCTTATCACCGTAAAGCATGATACCTTCACCTGGGAACGAAACAATTGGGTTGATGCGTGCTTTGTAAAGAGCATCGCGGTGAGCTTGCTGAGGATTGTAAGCAATCTTCGCAACACCCAACAACTGGCCGCGGTCGTAACCAGCCGGTGACCACCAGGGATCACGAACATCGTCTGTCCGAGCGCAGAGGCCTGCCATTGATCCACTACCAGGAACCCAGTAGTACTTGTCTTGGTACTTACTGTAAATATATAGAGGTGTTGAATCAAACACTACATAGTTACTTGAAGCCAAGCGATCAAACTTGCTAATGATATCATCCAACATCGCGTCATCATTTGAAAGTGATGCCACTTTGAGATCAGGTGAGATAAACACAACACAATCTTTCCGACCTTCTGCAAGGCGGATCAAACGGTTGGCAATCGTGATCTGGTCAGCATCATCGTTCTCAGCGAACAACAGATTGACATCCAATGTTTCAGCATCTGCGAAAAGTTCCAGTGCATCATAAACGTTACCGGCATCGTTGGTGCCGTTATTACCCAATGTGAGCGAGCCGATCCAGATTGATCCTATTAGATCAGTACCAGCCGAAATCGTCAAACCAGATAGATCAGCATTATCTGCACCAGTAACAATCTCACCAGCAACTGAATTGGCGATGATGTAGTTCGATCCGTTATTGATAACGTCGCGATAATACATGCTTCCACCTTCAGAATAGGTCGCACCAGGAATTACTGAGAGATTTTCCCAGCGTTCAAGGATTGTCCCAGGCGTTCCAGAGAATGAACCATCTTCGTCAATAACCAAAACGTGGATTTCGTCGTTAGCCACACCACGAAGTTCAGCCCATGCTGAAGTTCCTGGAGAACGTTCAAATGTGCTTTCAAAGTTCGCAGCTTGAGGCGGAACATATCCGAAACCATTATTAACCGTTGGGCAAAGAACCTCATCAGTCAAAGCGACCGTAAAGTTAGCGGCAGGATTGTAAGGTACACTATCCACTTCATCATTAGCACCCTCAGATGTTTCTGGGATAGATGGTGAGCTGAGTAGAAGATACTGACCTGGAGTTGCTGTTGCTTCAATATAGAATGAAGCAGCGCTATTTAGGATTTCGTTAACCCAGTCCAAAGATGAACGCACTTGACGTATAGCGATCTCAGAGTTATCTGCGATTGCATCACCTTCAATATCAAGAAGAACGGTTTCATCGCCTTCTGTCCCACCAATATAAATCTTGGTGATGTTATGGCGCGTATCAGATGTTGCAGAAAGAACCTGAACCTGAAGACTATTACCATATACACCAGGATAGCGAGCATAGAAATGATCGTTTAAATTAGCTGGTAGAAAATCCTTTTCAAAGTTTTCGATATTCTTAAAAAGATGTTCGTCGGTACCGTCGGTTGCGTTAACCGCATCTACACCAATCGCACGAGATACCAATAAGGTATTACCGTAACGTAGGAATGTGGATGCTGTCAAGAACGAGACGATGTTTTCTACTGATGGTGTGCCAAAGTAGTTAGCCATTTGTCCTTCATCTGAAAGATTGACTAAATCGCCAACCGGACCCCAATCGAAATGACCGGCGTAACCACCAATTGACGTTGATACGGCTGGAACGATACCAGTCAAATCAATTTCGTTTACTTCAACACCAGGCGATACTAAAAATGCCATTGTGTTTTCCTTTTGCTATGTTGTTAATTATAAGTTTCATGATAAGTAAATCGCTTTTTTATTCAATACAAATCTATTTATTAAAGTTAGATCTTTGACCACTCTTCCATCTCATCCCGAAGCTGTGTATATTCCTCTGGCAACGCATCCGAAATCAGATTTGTTTCGAATCCAAAATCCATGAGTTCGTCTTCCATTTCCTTCAAACGACCTGCAAATAGAAGCTGTTGAATATCTGTGGCATCATAATTTTCGTACTGTGTCGTCGACAGAAACCATGCGAACATTACTAATGACATTACCAAATCATCAAGCTTACCATCACGAGCTTCATAGGATGCGCCCCGTTCTTCAAAGTAACTCAATTCCATAATAGTTTTGGCATCTTGCAAATGCAGTTTTTCTTCTTCAACCAAATCCTTCAGTGTTGATACACCAATACGCTTTGTTCGTTTTGTCTGCGTAACACCAATACCACCCACTTTAATCGATGATTCAATGTAGGTATTTCCATATTCATAATCATAGTATACCGAATTGCATACAACTTGGCCGGGTCCATTGTTTTCAATTAGGACTAACGCTTCGTTATATTGCGTACATACTTTAACGATTACGTCTGGTAGAATGAGAGGCGATATTGTATTACTACTGTATGCAACAACTTGTTTAAATGGTCTCGCCGTTACATCGAAAATATTGAATGCAGAATCGTCTCTTCCGCGCCCTTGCGATACATCAACCGTTGCAATATAAACATGTCCTGGGACGGGCCGTTCATAGATACGTAAGGCATTATCGTATATTGTCTTTAGAGGTTCTGATGCTTTTAACATTAGCAAAGTACCTGCATCGATTAATGTTGATCCAGTACCAATAAACGAGTTATGAGATATAGCTCCATTGTCATGACAATACAGAGAATCAACGCCGACATTTATCGGATCATACATGGCATGAGTTTCATTTAGAAACTTTATGTCTTCAACTTGATGACAACCGATCATATCGCCAATGGCAAGATCTTTTGCAAACTTCACCTGCCCATCAACAATATAGCGATGCTTTAAAGCTGACTTTCGCGCAAGGCCTTTGCTAGTGGTGATCTGAACGCATTCATCGTGTGTATAACGTTTAATACCTTTAAACGGTTGAAATCCAGTAGGTGTTAAGATTGATAAATTGCTGGAAGAGGACATGCGCGTGATTTTCCTTTTAATATGTTCATAATAGTTGTTTTACTGACATTCCACATTTGAGCTGTTTGCTTAGCATAAAGACTAATGGCTGTCGGCATCCGCCACCTGTATTTGCGATACTGTTCAATTAAACCCTCAAGCGTAGTTTCTAATGCGAGTCTATTTATTTCAAAATCGCGCTTTATTTCTTCAACCTGCTCATCTGATAATTTTGGTTTGCGGAGTCTTTTTCCTTTACGAATATTAGACATATGCTGTTTATACTCTTCTCCGCCCCGCGACCAACCGAGTTTAGATCTTTTGCTTCTTAGCTCAAATCCCTCTCTTATAGCTCTAGCTTTAGCAGAGTGTTTCATCTTTCTTTTCGACTCGTCTGAATATGTATATCCTTTTCTGCCTAGTGTTTTGTTTAAACCATCGTTGTAAGTATTGAACTTCTCAACGCACACTGCTTTATGAATTTCAGCTTCTGCTCTAGACAAAAACGAATTAAGAATAAAAATTGAAAATCCACCTTTAAACCGCAGAGATCTTGAATGATCATACATTCGTTTATAAAAGCGCTTCTGCAGAGTAATTCCGACGTACTGCTGTGAGTCGGATGTCCTCGTTAAGAGATAAACCACATGTTCCTTTTCTTTGGAGACAATTGTGCAAATCACCGATTTTGATTGTGTAAACTTCATTAGCATTATTTATAAGAATGTCAATTTCGGAATTACTTTCTAGGCAATTACCATATTCTTGTT